CCAGGACCCTCATAGATATTGTATCTACGAGACTGGAAAGCTAGGGAAAGACCTAACCTTCCTCGATGAGATAGAAAGAGAAGTCAAGACTTATCTGATCAGGGGACAGAGCACTATAGAGATCAAGAGGATTGAGGGAGATTTCTCTCACGACTCCTAACTCTATATTTCTGATATAGTGGTAGACCCTTCACATATAAGTCCCAACCCTCCAAGACGGTTTGATGAGATTGAGCTCATATTAGAAATCAAATTGACGATCTAACCTAGAAGTTAAGATGACAATTTGATTCCTATTTGAGAACAATTCCAATTCACTCCGTCCTGGAGGTCTTTTGGACTTACATGACCGAAGTCAATGCCACACCGAATAACTAAAGGACTCGAATAATATTGAGGAAGGAACGTTGATCATTTAAGAGCAAAGTTCCTCCCGCATTCGTGTAAGTTACACGAATATCAATAGTAAACGATGAAGTCCCCTCCACAAAATAGGACAAACTTTGGCAAGGACCGACAGCGTCGTTACCATACGTCGAAAACGTATACGTTTCCGGCGACATGGCGGCACTGTCTTTCCGAGCATCGATTCTAAGGGAGGTTGGAGTATTCGTCCCACCTGATGCGGAAATCACAGCATTAACTTGATATTTCCCTGCTGGTAGTGTAACAACACCACCAGATAGAGAGGCATTCAAGCTATTGTGATTTTCCGTATCAAATAGGACGGTTGCAGCTACTGCAGTAGTTAGACTCTGGTTACCACCAGTTAACTGGTAGTTAGCAGAAGCCCCGACAACATGATTATCTATTGTCGTAGGGTTCTGAGGAATATGAAGTTCAACATCATATTCTACCCAAAGTTTTCCTATTGCACTTGTATCAGTACAAGAAACTGCACATAGATGGACATTACCCGCGTCATATGTCTTCAGATCAGATGATGATATCACACTGGTCCGAATATATTTACGTGGACCCATAGGGAACATATCGGCGACCGAAAGGTCAAGATACTGTTCTTTCCATGGAGAGTCCTCTACGGCTCCATCCATCTGAGATGCGATGATTTCCGAAGTAGGTGCTGAGTCCAAAGCATCATAATCTGGAGCCATGAGAATGGATCCGATATAGGTACTTGGGGCTCGTGTAACATAATGGAAACGTAGACGATTAAAGCGGTACTGCTCGAAGCTATCTGCAATAGTAGATAACCAAGGGAAGGAAGTGCTTAATCCAGGGTTAAGACTAAAAGTCGTAACCTCGAAGGTTGTACTACCGGAGATTGTAGCAACAAGCTCACGGTGATTCACCCTTATCATACGTTTCCCATTAAACATTTTGGGAGTTGTAGATTTCTGTCCCACCGCCATGGCGACGGGTGCAGAATTCCTGTTATTCGTTGTATTCTGGCTTTGACGGGCCAGCTGACCTGATTGTTTATTCTTGTTCTTCTTTTGTGCCATTGTATGGGATACCACCCGGCAAAAGGTGCGACTATACATCGAAGGAAGCTATGGGAACCACAGAGTGACCGTGTAGTCTGTCGGCGTTTAGGTAGTATACACTATCCTAAACGAGTTACGACAGGTACACGACCACTTAGCACGGAAGTATTAAGATCAAGGCTTTCACCTTAATCACCGTTTTGGTCACATTATTTCCTCCAACCCCATAGCCCGAACTACAGTTCGGGACTTACCAGGCCTACAGAAGACGACTCAATGAGAGATCGTCTACTACAAACCTGTAAACCAGGAGTATAAAGATCCTTCGTCGAAAGACGGAAGATCTCCTTCTTGTTCAACCGCCGACGGAACTCCTCCTTAACCTTTCTTTTAGGAAACCTAAAGGAAAGTTTAGGACGATCCACGTCGTATGGTCGGGCAAGAAGGGGAAATTTATACTCTCGGTCTTCCAAAGGAAGAACCCCTTCATTGTAGGGACCGATGATTGGTTGCAAGGTTAACTTCGGATTATGTCGATAAAGCAGCGGTTTCGTAAAGAAACTTCTCTCCTGAACCAGTCCAAGACTGGAACGAGGAGGCCGCTCATCTCTTTCTACATAATCCCTCTTCTCTTTCTCAATAAAGTAACCCCAACGACGTTGGAAAGAAGTAATTCTATTTTTAACACCGTCGGGTTTAACAAATCCTAACCCTCCTTTTGAAAAGGGAAGGAAAAGATTAAACTCCCCATCTCTTGTTGATCGAGAGATGAGTTGACGATTATAATGTATGAAACGGCGGTGTGTTCTATCTGAACGGACAGAATTCGCCACAGTTTCATTGTAGAGAGCCCAGATAGGAGCATCTTTTGCTGCATCCCTCCCAGTCAATTTTGATTGACCAGTAAGTAATCCAGTATTCAGATATCCTAAAAAGGTAAAATCTTTACCATTATAATTGTACAACTGGGAATTCACAGTTAATACTTTTGGGTGAACATAGTTCTTACCCAGAGAAAGAGAAAAACCCACTCGGGACGTCTCTTCAAGCCATAGAGAGTATAATTCAGGATTGGAGCGGAAAAGAATATCGTCCCCGTTAACTAAAACGGGAAGATCCTCCATTTTCACTCCTCTCTTTAAATATCTTTCTAAGGCAACCCAATAACAAACCAAATTAATGGTGCAGAGAATAGGAAAGGATAAGACCGATCCCATCAACTGTCCATTAGTTTGAGTGAAGCTCGAAAGAGCTCCACCTGACTTTTTGACCATAGTCTCTGGATAATGGATCTTCTGTTCATAAAGAACATCACGAAGGAGATCCTTATCTAGAGGCTTGAGTTGACTACGGACTAAGGAAGCTTCAAAAGCATTCTTAGTAAACCACAGATTCAACCCATCGGTTGCCGCCGAATAATCACCGGATACCCAGTTAGGAAAGTCTAAGCCAAGCTTAGATTCCCGATCAAGTAACCGATGAAGATCCGTCGGATCGAGTGGTCGATTAGTCAGTGAGAATTGGGGGAACTTTGAAAGGTAAGACCAAAGGTCTTTCTGATAGAATCTGGAAAACCAGTATTTAAAAGAATCACCTTTGGTAATCAATCTTACCTTTAAAGGTTCGCA